GTAGAAATCGCCAGTGAAGTAGGATGGAAAAATTATAAGCGAGTCGCGGACGGCATTATGACAATGCTCGACCGCACGGGACTTCTTCACGGGTATAGCTTCAACAGTTGGAGTGATGTCGTTGTATATGACGAAGCCTTTATCGAAGAGTGGTTGGATTCTCCGCAGACCTCCCTTTACTACAGTCTACAAGTCATGGGAGACACTCAAGATAAGTCAGATGTATACGCTGCACTAGATGATGACGTTGACCAGTACCTTGCAGACATTCTAAATGAAGAACAAACCTGCGATTGTCAAGAATGAACCCGTATCAAAAACTAATCGAACGAAAAAGAACATGGACACCAGTACAAACAACTGCTGGTACAGTGAAGGAGGGGGCCGAAGAAGTATTGAAACGTGCCCTTGCAGTAAGACATATGGAACTGCCTGTGGGAGAGTTTATCAATGAAGCTCTTGCTACCGAAGTACCGTCGCTGGCACGCGAGTTACTTATCTCCAATGTCAAAGACGAAGAAAAGCATGACCTCGCACTTGGTTACATTGCCAATGCTCACGGGGTTGATGAAAAAGCTGAGGCCGAAGCGTTACGGCTCCGTGATGCTTGGACAGCGCATCCGGATCATACAATCACTAAGGCCATGGTCGCTGAGCGTGCAATTTTCTTCGTTCTTCTACCACTCTTTCGCGCTGTTGGTGACCCTGGAATGCGAACAGTTTCCGCAGACATAAGTAGAGATGAACAAATTCATGTGGCTGCCAATAGTTTGGTTCATTCTGAGCTGGGGTATAACATCAGTCCTTCTCTTGATCGTCTCAGGAAGGCAACTATAAACTGGGTGCTGCAGCCACTGTCTGCAACAAACCCTGATAAATATCTGAACAAAAAATTTTGGCTGGATTCTAGTGATCGCCTGATGTATGAGGGCAAAGCTCCTGAGCTTACCTTTACACGGGCATCACGAGTTCCAGCTTTCTTTGAACATAGCAACAATGACCTCCCCCAATATGCTTGAAGTCCTTGGGATGAACTCCCAGGGTCTTGTCCATGCACTTGAGGAATCTTTCCCACCCACAAACCCAACACCTGACGATACAATGCAAAAAATTATGTACCGATCTGGTCAACGTAGTGTCGTTGAGTGGGTCATTAAATACTTGGAGGATAACTTATGGCAAAAGGAACAAAAATTTTTGAAAGTGGCGGCCTTTATAAAGATTTGAAAGGCGGTGGTCGTGGTCATAGTGCTCAACTAGATCAAGTTCGAGCTGGACTTAAATCTCGTCCTGACCTTTTTATTGGTAGTAAAAAAAACGTTGGTAAAACTAAGCTTGCAGAAGGCTACAGTTTTAAGCCTGGTAAGGGTATGACTCTTGTAGATACTATTAGTTATCGGGGCGGCTCTACTTATAGTGGTGGCACCTTTAATGTTTATGGTCCCGCTGCACAATCGACAGCTCCTCCTGACGATGGCGGAGGTGGTGGTGACGATAGCGGAGGTGGCAGCGGCGGCGGTCCCGGCAGTTCCCCTGGTAGCCCTGGCGGTGCTGCAGAAACCATTGATCCATATCAAGGCATAGAGTTTCCTGATTACTCTGACCAGTTTAAAGGTATGAATGATGCAATAACTGGTTTGTCAACTACCTTTACCAATCAGTTGACAACGCTTACTAACCAGATGAATGCTGACCGTAAAGCTGCTGATGATCGCATGGCCGAAATGCAACAATCATTCCAGCAATCTCTTGCAGCACGTGCATCTAAACCTAGAGTGTCTGGAATTCGGTTTGCAAATCGTGGCACTGGTGGTGCTTCTACTACCCAGCTTATGCGTAGAGGCGTACGCGGCACGTTTGGTCGTAGTGGTGATCGCCTAATGAAAATTTCTTCACTTAACATCTAATGTCAGCACGTACACGATATGATTATTTATCCAGCGATCGTTCCCAATTTTTAGAAGAAGCACGTCAAGCCTCAGAACTGACACTTCCATATTTGATTCGTGGTCATGAAGAATACACCATGGGCATGAAGCAGCTAAAGACACCTTACCAAAGCGTTGGAGCTAAGGGTTGTGTGACGCTTGCATCTAAACTAATGCTTGCTCTCCTTCCTGTGCAAACTTCGTTCTTTAAATTGCAGCTTGACGAAAGTCAACTGGGTCAAGACTTCGGACCAGAAATTAAATCTGAACTTGACCTGTCTTTTGCAAAGATCGAGCGTATCATTCTTGAATCAATTGCAGCATCTGATGACCGTGTGGCTGTGCACCAAGCACTGCTGCACCTTGTCGTCTGCGGCAACGCTATGATCTACATGAGCAAAGATGGATTAAAAGTCTACCCTCTGAACCGCTACGTTGTGGATCGAGATGGCAACGGTCAAGTGGTTGAAATAATCACAAAGGAACGTATTTCAAAACAAGTTCTCAAAGAACAACTACCAAAAGATTTCTTCACAGATGCACGTGGTGTCAGTGAGGAAGGATCATATGATGACGACATGGATGTCTATACCCATGTCAAACGTGACAACAATCGTTTTGTTTGGCACCAGGAAGTGTCAGATAAAATTGTAAAAGGTTCACAAGGTAAGTCACCTCTTGGTACATCGCCTTGGATCCCACTGATGTTTAATAAAGTTGATGGTGAAAGCTATGGTCGTGGCAGGGTAGGCCAATTTATCGGTGACCTTAAATCTCTAGAAGGTTTGAGCCAGGCATTGGTAGAAGGCAGTGCTGCTGCAGCTAAAGTTGTATTTACTGTCAGCCCCTCATCTACAACCAAACCCAGCACACTTGCTGCTGCAGGTAACGGTGCAATCATCCAAGGTCGTCCTGATGACGTAGGTGTTGTGCAGGTTGGTAAGACAGCAGACTTCCGTACTGCATTTGAGATGACACAGGTTCTTGAACGTCGTCTTAGCGAAGCGTTCTTGATCCTTAACGTCAGACAATCAGAACGTACAACTGCAGAAGAAGTACGTATGACACAGATGGAGTTGGAGCAACAGCTCGGTGGCTTGTTTAGTCTGCTGACTGTTGACTTCCTTGTTCCATACCTTAACCGTAAACTGAGTGAGGCTCAACGTAAAGGTGAGATTCCTAAGATCCCTAAGGACATCGTCAAACCAACCATTGTGGCTGGTGTGAATGCACTAGGCCGCGGCCAAGACCGTGAGAGTTTAGGTCAGTTCTTGCAGATCCTTGCACAGACAATCGGACCTGAATCTATTTCTACCTTCATTAACACAGACGAACTTATCAAACGGTTTGCTGCTGCACAAGGTATTGACATCCTTAACCTTGTACGTTCTATGGAAGAAGTACAAACTGAGCGTCAGCAGGCAGCGCAGCAACAACAACTTATGGAGTCACAGAAACTTGCAGTCGATGCAATGAAGACTCCAATGATGGATCCCACTAAAAATCCTAACGCAGGACAACCACCCACTGAATAACCATGGCAGAAGTAATGTCTATGATCCCGGAAGAAAACGCTCCGGGAGAACTTAATGCAGACGAGCAAGAATCTCTACAAGTAGGCGAAGAGCTTGAGGCACAGCATGATCAAATGCTGGCAGGTAAGTACAAGAATGCAGAAGAACTAGAGTCTGCTTACCTTGAACTACAGAAGAAGCTTGGAGGTGACGGCGAAGAAGTAGAGGAAGAAGTAACTGAGGAATCAGAAGAACCTGAACCTTACAACAGTGACCTGTTTGACAGGTTGTGGGAAGGTGCAGCGGACAACGAATGGAGTGACGAGATCTTAGATGAAGTAGCCAACGCTGATCCTGCTGCCTTGGCAGAAATGCACCTCGACTATCGTCGTCAGGTCGAGCAGCAGCGGGGACCAATCATGACTGAAGAAGATGCAACTGCATTGAAGGGCATGATCGGTGGTGACGACAACTACGCTGAGTTGATTGGCTGGGCTAAAGATAACTTCTCTGAACAAGAGATCGATATGTATGATGCGATCATGGAGTCAGGCAATGCACAGGCAGCCTTCTTTGCTGTCCAGGCTCTTGCTCTCCGTCATCGTGATGCTGTCGGTTTTGAAGGAGATGTGATTCAAGGCAAAGCACCTGTCAATTCCAATCAAGGTTTCCGTAGTCAAGCTGAACTTGTGCAGGCTATGTCTGACCCTCGTTATGACAATGACTCTGCATATAGGCAAGACGTTATGCGAAAGCTTGAAAACTCTGATATTGATTTCTAACCATGCCTTACGGACCTGGAACATACGGCTCCCAAGTGGGTCGGCCTAAAAAGAAAAACAAAAAACTGTCGCCTAAGCAACAGAAGATTGCTGGGATGGCTGGTAACAAAATGAAGATTGGTGCTGATGACTTTGCTGCACTCCGCCGTCGTCGGGGTATGGGCAAGTGAAAAAGCATCGCGTTGATCAAAAAGCATTTGGTAGTAACTTTGTTTCACAGTCCTTCGAGATTGGCCCAGGCCACAGAGGTGCACAGAAGAAACAGAAGATCTACAACAAAGGCAAAAGCACTACGAACCCGAACGAAAAGGACACGTTCCTTCGTCGGACAGGGCCACAACTTCCTTTAGCAAAAAGAAAATCTAAAAAAAGCTATGGCTAAACCTGGACTCTACGCTAACATCCATGCTAAGCGGCGTCGCATCGCCGCAGGCAGTGGCGAGAAGATGAGGAAGAAGGGCTCCAAAGGAGCACCGACCGACGCAAACTTCAAGCGTGCTGCCAAAACCGCCAAAAAACGCTACACCTAAAATGAAGCTCACTGCTTTCCTCCCCGCAGCACTCATCGCTGTTGCAGCACCGGCTACGGCACAGACCTATGTCAACGTCGAAGCTAACTCAGGGTTCATTGGCTCGGACTACGCTGGCACTGTCATCGACAACCACGTAGGCTACAAAAAGGACAACTGGTATATCCAGGCTGGACCTGCAATTGTAGCACCCGACGGCGGTGACTCTGATCTTGAGTTCTCTGGCAAAGTTGGCGGATCCCTTCCTTTGTCTGAAAAGTTGTCTGCCTATGGTGAGGTGTCATTCATGACATCTGACGATGACAACAACTATGGCACAAAGGTTGGTTTTACCTACGACTTCTAATTAGACTCCAGCCGTACGTTCATCCCTTTTGGGACGCAGGCAACCTACTCATGGAACGGGGGGTAGGTTTTTTTGGTATCTAACAATGCAAAAAACTGCACAGAAAAAAGAAGTCGTCCTGACCTATCGTGGCGTTGCATACGTCGTTCATCGTAAGGTCGAGAAAAACTGAATACAAAGAGCTTTCCACAATTGTAAAGCCCGAAGGAACGGTTTAAGGAGTGGGTGTTCGGAAAGCGCCCACGCCTACATATAACAGAATACATTATGCCACATCAATCTAAGGTTGTGAAGGCTGCTATTACTAAGATGGACCCTGTGTCTGCAGATAACAGCATTGTCTTCAACCGCTGTGGTCACTGTGGTGACAAGAAACCACAATGTCGCAAACAAAAGAAGTGCCTTAAAGGTCTTCTATAAAAAGCT